ATGCAACCGGTTATCTTAAGATACACTTAAGTCGCGTATACGTCTTGATAGTTTAGTATCAGAATCTTCGTAACTTTCGGGTGCCGTTGGATCTTGTGAAAATCCACTTAACCAATGGTCCTCAGGTATACCAGAGTAAGCAACAAACGTTCCAATATCACCATATTTAGGTGGTATGAACCTATCGGTAATCGGACCCCTGAATGTATCTTCGACGAACCCTTTCGTAGTAGATGGTTCGGAAACTGTTTTGTTTTTTAAATCGTATTTTGGTTTAAAAAACAAAATAAAGAAAGCTCCGACTAGGAATATCGTGATGATAATCCTAATCATTTTGTTTATTGTATATGAATATTATTTACGCGGATGAAACCTCTGGCTCACCGTCTTCCTTCGTATCCTCTACTTTCGCCTCAGTCGACTTGGCGTCCTCCTCGCGCTTCCTCTGTCGCTCCTTCATCTCTTCATTGACAATTTCGTCAGCCTCCTTAACCAGCTCCTCCATAGAAGTACCGGGCTTCTCCTTCTTAAGTCGCTCAAGAACCTCAGCAGGGTGAGAAATTGGCGCCTCGTCAGGCTTGGTGTAAAACTTCGAGTTCTCATCACCAGGTGTATATCCAGTCTTTGTATCCATCATACCCTGCTTACGTTCCTGGAACATACGGGCAGCCTGAGCCTGGTTCTCCTTGTATCCAGACATGATTTCCTCTAACTTCTCGTTCGTATAATGAACATCCTCAATCTTTGCAGAATCGGGGGGAATAAGAAGCCACTTATACATATCTACGACGTAGATGTCAAACGTGGGATCCTCCTTTTGGAGACGCTTGGCGTGATTAGCAGCCTCGTCACGATTGGCAAAAGCACCACGAATCTTGATACCAAATTTATCATTCTTTTGGGGTGCATCTGGACCCACAATAGAGAGACACGCGTAGATTTGACCAGGTACAGTGGTATAATCTTGTTCAAGAGACATTATATTTATACATAGGCTTAAAACTTTAAGCCACTATCTATAAAATGCATGAATACTGGGATAAACAACCCGTACCCCGCGAAGGTACAGAACCCGGTGAAATAGACGAGTCTCGTGATGTCACAAAAAAAACAACAAAACTTCCAGAAGGACTTGTATGGTCTTCGTGTAGTATGAAAGAAGCTTGTGATTTTTTGAGAGAATACTACGTCGTACACGGACAGTTTAAATTGGCATACACAGTTGAAGGTCTTAAATGGTCTATAGACGATAGTATTTGTATTCGAAATATCGACACAAAAGAGTTGGTGGGGTACATAGCCAGTACACCTTTGGATGTGAATGTAGAAGGTGAGGAACATAAAATGACCCAAATTGATTACCTATGTGTACACCCGTCGTATCGCTCATCAAGACTCGCACCACTTCTCATCACTGAAATTAAGCGTCGAGCGAATAAGAGGGGTATTTGGCAGGCTATTTATACAGCCGTCACAAAGATTCCTACACCCATCACTAAATCATGTTATTGGCATAGGTTCTTAGATGTAAAACATCTCGTAAAGACTGGATTCCACCAAACAAATCGACTCCGTGAAAAGTTTTACGAAATTCGAGGTCCATGTAAACATGTATGGAGAAAGATGAACATAGAAGATGTACCAAAAGTAACTTCGATACTCAAAGAACACGTAAAAGAATCTAAGATAGCTCCTGTCATCACAGAAGACTATGTGAAACGAGTCGTTCTACCTATTCACTCATACGTGAGCGACACAACGGACGATTTCATTTCATTCTACGATATTCCGTATGAACGTCGAGACGGCTCGGGAACTATAAATCAAGTATATAGATTTTTTATAGTGGGTGATGTATTCAACGACGCTTTTCTCATAGCAAAGAATCTCGGGTATCATGTATTTAACAGTGCTGAGGTGGGTGTGTGTACAGAAACTCTTGAAAAGTATAAATTCATCAAAGGAAATGGTTTTGTATACTATTATTTATGGAATTGGCACCTAAGTGAGGTACTCGAACCTAAAGAAATCAATCTTATTATTCCGTAAAATGAAGACCGGTGGTACGGGAGGTGCGAACACCAATGCAAGTGGAAAACCCTTCGAGGATTGTTTCCGTCCCACAGGTAGACATATAATTGGCGATCGTACGTTTACGTACATTGACCAAGACCAATTCGTCGAGTTTATGAAAGACCTCAAGGATCCATATTGGGAACACAAAAAGAAGCCTGATGGAGCGTTCGTGAGTGATGACAAAAAAACACTATTTATCATTGAAGCAAAACATCAGATTGTGAGTGGCTCTGTGGATGAAAAGATTCGTGCGGGCCCATGCCTACTCGAGGAGTATAAACAATTGTATCCCAGTGTTGAAAATGTTCATATGATGTTTATTGTTAACGATTGGTGGTTTGGACGCCAGAAAAAATATGAAATTGCTATTAAGTTTAACGAAAAACATGGGATACCGGTGTTTTTCGCGAAACAAGTGGGCTCAAAATGGAAAGTTCATATTCGAGATAAGAAGTGGACAATTTACCCAGCTTTTTATGGTGTCGATGAAGATGCTATTTTTGAGTGGATGACGAAACAAGTACTTCGGTCGTCGTAGATTCGGGATTTTTACTATTTATAGCTCGACGTGCTTTCACGTCTTTTATATTGTAATCAGAAAATGTATTCATAACTAAATCAACTTTCACGTTACTCATCACAAAATCAACTCCAGATGTCTTAGTTAAATTGAATAAATCTTCATGGTCTTTTACCCCAAATCCATCCTTTGTATATCCTACGAAGGATGTTTTTGTCTCTGGTGCATATGGTGGGTCGAGATATACAAAATCATCTTTTCCTATTTCCTTAAACGCTTCACGGAAGTCGCATTTTCTAAACTGGACCTCTCTGATTAGGTCGCTCACTTTTGAAAGTTCTTTTTTGGTAAGAATTGTAGGTGTTGTTTTATAATGACCGTATGGCACGTTAAATCCATTAGGTCCTTCACGATATACACCCCTAAAACAAGTTTTGTTCAAAAACATAAACATCGCTGAACGCTCGGGTGTTTCTTCCTTGTTTGAATTAAATTTCTTTCTCATCCAGTAATAATAATTTTCCTTTGATTGTTTAGCCTCTTTGAGAGTCTTTGGTTCGCGATTAACCTCGGTACCTAAACACTTATCATACTCATTGAACATCTTCTGTAAATGTTTATGTACCACATTTGGTTGTGTCTGAATATTCTGATATAGGGCAATCAGCGACCCGTTAAGGTCATATGCACATACCTTGCCATTCACAAGACCTTTGGATAGTACCGACAGAAGAACACTTCCACCACCGACAAATACTTCGTGATAATCGTTAATTTTTGTAGGAAAAGAACCTAAGACATCTTCAATAATTTGAGTTTTTCCACCGACCCATTTAATAAATGGTTTCATATTCTATATTGAAATTAAAGTTTTAAGCCCTTCTACATTCATGGAAGAGATTCGCAAAAACCACAATGACGCCAAGAGAAATCTAATACAAATGGTATCAAAAGAAGGAGAACATATTCTCGATGTGGGGTGTGGGTTTGGTGGAGATCTTCAAAAATGGGCAAAGTGTGGGGTGAACATTAACATGTGTGATCCCGAACCATCAGCGCTTATAGAAGCTCGTTCCCGTGCTAAAAATATGCACATGCGAGTCAATTTCTATGAGGGTGATATTCATAATTGCCCAAATAGAAAATTTGATGTTGTGTGTTTCAATTTTTCTTTACACTATATATTTGCAACGAAGAACTTATTTTTTAGTTCGATACACGAAATAAGAAAACGGGTAAAACCGGGTGGTATTCTCATGGGTATCATCCCAGATTCTGAAAAAATAAATTTTAAAACACCGTTCATTGATGAAAGTGGAAATTTTTTCAAACTCAAAGACCACGGGAATGGTGGTTTTGGTGAAAAGTTATTTGTAAATTTGGTCGATACACCTTATTACGCGGATGGACCAAAATCAGAACCCGTGGCGTTCAAAGACTTATTGATAACACATTTAGAAGAATTGGGATTCAATTTAGAACTTTGGGAAGGTCTCTCCGGAAATCCTATATCGGAACTCTATAGTAAATTTATCTTTGTATATAAGAGATGAGAACATTCGCGCTATTATTGATAATCAATATGGTAGTTCTTTATTATACCAGGCAACCGAAGGAACTTATCGATGTTAAGGAAAAATATACCATCCTCAGGAAACACCTTCGTGAAACAAATAACGAAAAGTATCATATGCTTTACAGGACTATACCCCTCACGGGTATGAAACGAATGCAGGGTTCTGTGGGTTCCAATACAAACAAAGGTGGTGAAATAGTTGTGTGTCTAGATGGTAAACCGAATGAGATATTTCATGTTTTGATTCACGAATTGGCACATTGTACTGTGAGTGAATACTCACATTCCCCACAATTTTGGGAAAATTACATCGAACTTCGGGACATGTGTATTAATTTGGGTATTTATGAACAAATTCCCGAAAGAACCGAATTTTGTGGTCAGCACATTCAGGATAAATAATCTCAGTTTAGTTTAAATGAAGACGCCGGTAAACATTTTGATTACGGCCATCGCGTACTGGATACTCCTATACGTCGTAACACTCGTACCACTTATATCCAAGAGTTATCATTTAAACCTCATATGGTTTACTGTCATTATACCTAATGTTATTCGATTCGCTATCGGTAACATCCCACGTCTCGCGGTAGACCGAGTATTTTTCCTTTCCACAACTTTCATCGCGTTAGTTATTACCTTTTTCATCAACCAGATTTCATCTGAAACAAAGAAAGCTATGACTGATCATAAAGCCGACGTTAGCAAGAAACTTAAATTGAGTGCCTTGTTAGCGGGGACGTTTGCTCTTGGTGCTTTGGGTACGTATTATTCTGGAATCGATAATTCTATTTATAGTAATATGGGCTGGGAAAGACCTGTTTAAGGCTTAACCACGTAGTCCTTCATGAAATAGAAGACAATCGCGGCTACTACACCGGTAGTCGCGAGGCCAACCATACTCCTACCCCCTTGTTCGTTAAGGAACTTGGGGATAGAAGTCGCCAACTTGTCCTGGACGGGCTTGCTCACCGCAAGACCCGTACACGCCGCCACGAGAAGAGCGGTCATTTGTTCATCAGTGAGATTCATGGGATTCTTACTGGCGGGCTTCTCAGCCTGTTGCGCATGCATTCCCTGAGGCTGGGGGGCAGTCATCTGGGGCATCATACCCTGCATTTTGGGTTCGTCGGTCATCATAGGGGGTTCCATCATGATATCGTTAATGGGAGTAGAATCCATCGTCTCTTTACTTTGACTCACATTTTTTTCAGGTTGAATTTGCGCTTCGTTTTTTATAAAAGATGTGGACTGATTCTGACTAATGGGGACCATTCCTTCTCCGTCGTCTGAAAGATTCATGGTATACACTTTATCAGAAGCCATTTAATATACCAATATGTTTTAGAACAAATAACGGGACGCACCTATTTTGTCTTGGTGATTTTGAGGTTTGTCTTCTTAGTGGCCTTCTTAGCGTCATCCTCCCTCTGTTGAAGGTGTTTTGGGTTGTACATCTTCTGATGCAGTTTCCATAAACTCGGTCCCCCAACCCTGAAACCCTTTCTAACAGTTGCTTTGTACCAAAATACACAATCCTGGATCTTGTTAGATTTTACCGTATTATCTAACACGAGGCATTCATAATTTTCCGTGCAGGCATCCATCACCTTACAAAACATATCAAAAGAAGGGAATATACCAAAAAAAGATTTGTAAAGTTTCTCTCTATTTTGAATAATGTTCTCCCTGAGGATAAACACGTAATCTACATTGGCTCGCAATGCTGGTGGTAAGTCCATCACATATTGCATTGTCAACATAAAGAAGATTTTCCAGTGACGACCGTTCATAAAACACTGTCGAATACACGTATCTTTTAGAAACTTTGAGTCGTACATACAGTCATCCAGAAGCATAAACGCCCCACAATTGGTTTTACCCCCACCCACTAACTTTCTCTGTCGAGCCATAACTCTCTCTATAGCATCTCTGTCGTAGTCACCGTATATGAATAAATCTGGGATGAACTCGGAATAAAAATGGTTACCCTCTTCTGTTCCTGAGAGTACAATTCCCGCTGGGAGATGTTTCTTGTGATACATGATATCTTTAACCAATGTCGATTTACCGGTGTTACGCTTACCTATGAAAACACACACCCTGTCATCTGTAATTGTCTCGGGTTTGAATTTCCTCAATTGAAGATTCATTCTATTGTACTGTCTCGTTTTATTTAACAAAATTTTACTCATATACAGTAGGAATGGCTGGTCGTCTGAGACTTGCTGCCACCGGGGTCCAAGATGAATGGCTCACAGGTGAACCACAGTTTTCATACTTTCTAACAAACTTCAAACGTCACTCTAAATTTGCTTTTGATTATGTTGAGAGCCAATTCGACGGGGACATAGATTTTGATAAGAGTGTTATATGTAAGATACCCGGTGACAAAGGCGATTTGATTAAAAATGTCACATTGAAGGTTACACTGAGTGATCCCAAACCAGATGACGGTGATGAAAATGACATGGTGTGGTCACCGTCTATAATTACTCATATGATAGACTACGCAGAACTCTTAATAGGTGGACAACCCATTGAACGAATTACAGGAGAGTACATCTATATGCACCAACAACTTCACAATACAAATGACGATATCGAACAGACGCTGTACTTTCTTAATGGACATGGTAATTATCTAAGTTATGCAGATCCGTATACATATTTCCTGGATATTCCTTTCTATTTTTATAGGAATCCATCCCTGGCTATACCAACATGCGCACTTCAAAAACAAATAGTAGAGGTGAGAATCAAACTAAAACCAATTTTAGATCTCGTTCGAAACGTGAGTAGCACAGATCCGGGTGATTCGTACGCCGATGCATCCGCCTCAATCTTAAAGTTTTCACTCGATACCGAATTTGTATATTTGACAGAAGAAGAAAGAAACTTTCTCATAACCCGACCACTCGATTACGTCATCACACAAGTTCAAATGTCTAAATTTGTCATGAAAGCCGGTGAAAATAAGAAAAGTGTCATGTTAAATTTTCAACACCCCGTGAAAGAGTTACTATTCACATCACAAAATGATGTTGCTTATCTCACAAACGTATCAAACTGGTACAACGGTATAGTAAACGCAGAATTGAGATTTAATAATGAAATTGTATTTAATAGGAGTGGTCTATTCTTAGAATACGAACAACCACTTAAACATCACGTGAACGTACCATCTGCATTGGTGACTACAACACAACCGTTTAATGGGGTACTTCCAAAATTGGGTCCCTCTACATTCGGTGTATACTCATTTGCATTACAGCCTGAATCACCATATCCAACCGGACAAGTCAATATGAGTCGTATATCACATAAACTGTTCACAATTGAAATCGCAGTGCCACCCGCCTACACATCATTTGACAGTACGACACGTATTTATGCTATAAATTATAACGTTTTGCACATTAATAGTGGTTTAGCTGGATTAAAATTTTAGATGGATATAGTAGTAATGGCTGGGCAAATTCAGTTAATGGCAACTGGGCCTCAAGAGCAATTTTTCACTTTAGATCCAGACTACAGTCATTTCATTGAGAGTTTCAAGAAGCACTCTAATTTTTCTAGAGAATATGTCGATATAGACTCGGAAAATGGAGCCGATTTTGGAAAAAAAGTTAGATTTAAGATTCCGCAGAATCAGGGGGATATCCTGAAAACTATCAGTGTGAGGTGTACACTCCCAGAAATTCTAACGAGTACCACGATGTATATCGAATCTGTCGCACATGCTTTGATCGAACATGTAGAATTGATAATAGGTGGGAAGGTTATACAGCGTATAACGAGTTTC